TACGGAGCGATATCTATTGGTAGATCTGAAGGTTGGACAAATAATATCTGGCATTGTCAGCTCGTAGGCGGTGAAACAGATATAAGACTTTATAAGAGAACTTCCTTGTCTGGTCAAGATAATATAATGACAGATGCGGATATGATAACAGGAACTAGCGCGAATAGAAATAACTTAGTATTCGCAGGACAATATAGGACAACAGCATAATGGCACTAACAAAAGAAATAGTAACAAGTAAAATAGAGGTAGTAAATTTAGAGGCTACACCTATAGTTCAAGTAAGAGAACTGACTCGTATTACCGAAGATGAAATAGTAATCTCTGAAAGTTTTCGCAGATATACACTCAGTCAGGGAGAAGACATTTCTTCTCAACCTACTATGGTTCAATCCGTATGTAACGCAGTTTGGACATAAAAAAAGGGGCTTATTCAGCCCCTTCCTCGTTCTCTTCTAGTTCTACTCTCTGAGATTTAGCTTCTAGTTGAATCTTAGCGATAAGCCCCATAGATACCTTTGCAGGTAGTTCTCCTAGGGCTCCAAGAATAGTATTAGCTTCTTGTAGAGTAAAGTTGAATGTTAAAGTTTCTTCTTCCATTATAATAATTTCCTATTTAAAAATGTCTTGCCAGTTACCTGTGGTACTAGCTCTTGAATATTCGGTAGCACGGTTTTCAAAAAAGTTGGCGTGCTCAACTGCGTTTAACATATAGTCTAGCCAGGGCAGAGGGTTCTCTTCGCTTCCAAAGATTTTCTTCATACCGAGTCCTAGTAGTCTTCGATCCGCAATGTATCGAATATACTCTTTTACCTCCTGAGCAGTTAAGTCCGGCACATCCGCACCTTCAAAACAAAGATCAATGAAAGCATCTTCTAGCTCTACTGTGCGCTCTGCTGCACAATAAATCTCATACTTTAACTCATCATTCCATAACTCAGGATTCTCCGAAATAAACGTTCGGAATAACTGTGACATACCCTCTACGTGCAGAGTTTCGTCTCGAATTGACCAAGTAACAATTTGCCCCATACCCTTCATCAAGTTGTGACGAGGGAAGTTGAGGAGAATTGCAAAGCTACTAAAGAGTTGCACTCCCTCTGTAAATCCGGAGTAAATTGCCATAGTCTTGGCAATATTCATAGGAGTATCCATACCAAAGTTTGATAGATGCTCGTGCTTATCCATCATTGCTTTGTGCTTCATAAACTCCTGATACTCATCATCTCCGAAACCAAGAGTTTCGAGTAGTAATGAGTATGCTTCTTGATGCACCGCTTCCATTGCTGCAAAAGCAGATAACATCATTCTTACTTCAGGCTGCTTGAATGTGGGAAGATAGTGCTTGGCATAACCACAGCATACATCTACATCAGCCTGGGTAAAGAACCTAAAAATTTGTGTAAGCAACAGTTTATTACCAGGACTTAATTTTTCTCGGTAGTCTTTTAAATCATCCGCAAGATTTACTTCGTCTGGAAGCCAGTGCATATGCTGCTGTGACTTGTAGTGCTCAAATGCCCAAGGGTAATTAAAGGGCTTATAGTATTCTCGTTCTGTGAGAAGATTCATTCAAAATGCTCCATGACTTCTTCGAAGTCGCTATATCCTCCGACCCATTCGCCGTCCACCAGAATTTGGGGAACGGTTTTAGCGCCGGGGAATAATCTACTAAATTCAATCATTGCTGTGTTGGCGTCGATATAAGTATAATCGAGACACAGCTCTTCTGCGAGGTCTACGGCTTTAACACAAAAGCCGCATCCATCTGTTCCATAAATTTCTACGTTCATCTTAACCCTCACACGCTAGACATTCGTTTTCATCCATTGAATCAAAGATTCGTTGGCGTAATGCTTCGTCTGATACTGTTTCTGCTCTCTTGTAGGCTTCACTACGCAAGTAGTATAGAGTTTTTACTTTCTTTTTCCATGCAGACATATGAATTGCATGAAGCTCCATTTTAGATACGTCAGAGGGGAAAAATACATTTAGAGACTGACTTTGACAAATATGTTTCTGACGATCTGCTGCCATGTCAATAACCCATCGCTGGTCAATTTCTACCGCAGTTTTAAATACGTCTTTTGTCCAATCATCAAGAAACTCAAGATGTGCTACAGAGCCTCCGTTTGTTACTATACTTTTCCATACTTCTTCTGTATCCATCCCTAAATCTCGGAGAATATCTTCGAGATACTCGTTCTTTTGTAGAGAGGTACCACTTTTAGTTTTCTGTGCAAATGCGTTAGCACGGTAAGGCTCAATACTAGGACTAGTGTTGCCGCAGATAATACTAGACGAAGCGTTTGGAGCAACAGCCAACAAGTGGCAATTACGCAGGCCTGTGCCTTTTGCATCAGGTGCTTCTCCTCGCTCCACCGCCAGAGCCCTACTAGCAGTCTCCGCACCCGACTTAATGTGCCAGAACATAGCCATATTACGTCCTTTCGCCATGGCCGATTCAAACGGAATGTTGTGCCGTTGTAAATAGGCATGGAACCCCATCGCACCCAACCCAATACTTCTCTCCCTCTCCGCACTATAGCGGGCTTTGCTCAACTCGTCTGGAGCATTATCAATAAAGTGTGTAAGAACATTGTCTAGCATACGCACTAGATCCGGAATAAAATCAGGGTCATTACTCCACTCATCATACTCTTCTAAATTTACACTAGATAAGCAACATACTGCGGTTCTATCTTCGCTTGTAGCAAGTGTTATCTCACTGCATAGGTTAGACTGATGCACAGACAATCCCAAAGCTTTCTGACATTCCGGCAATGCTTCCTGGACAGTATCCCCAAACATAATGTAAGGTTCGCCAGTTTCTACTCGATTTTGGATTAGCTTAACCCAGAGAGTTTTTGCCGATACTGTTTTAATAACTTGACCTGAGTGTGGGTCAATCAAAGGCCAGCTATCATCAAAGCCCTCTTCTAGTGTGGCTTTTTCAATCAGCTCCATAAACGAATCAGGAATAACAACCCCATGATGCAAGTTAGTAGACTTACGATTAATATCGCCTCCGGTTGGTTTACGCATATCCAAAAACTCTTCAATTTCTGGATGTTCCATTGGTAAATATGACGCATAACTCCCTCTTCGTGTAACGCCTTGAGAAAATGCAAGCATCTCTGCATCAACTACTTTTAAGAAAGGAATAACACCAGTAGACTCTGACCCCGCTGAGGTCTTTGAGCCTACAGAGCGAACATCACCCCAAAAACCGCCGATTCCTCCACCTACAGAGCTTAGAAAAGCATTCTCTGTGTAATGTGAGGTAAGACCCGTTCTGCTGTCATCTACATAGTTAAGAAAACAACTGATAGGTAAACCTCTCTTTGTCCCTCCGTTCGAAAGTATGGGGGTAGAAAACATAAACCATAGCTTACTTGCGTAATCATAGAGTCTCTGTGCGTGTGCTTCATCATCTGCAAATGCCTCAGCCGCTCGTGCAAACGCTTGTTGTGGCGAAGCTTCCCCGCCTACTAAGTATCTATCCTGCAAAGTTTTTATACTAAATTGCGATAAATACCTATCTCTTTTAAAATCAATATTAACTTCCATTTAATTTCCGCCCAATATCTTCTATATTGTCTTGACCTATTGCATCATCACAGAAGGTCATTAAATCCATTAACTCATAATTAAGGAGTAGTCTCTCCCCATTTGCATTCAGGTCTTGAATATACTTATATCTACTACTGATTGGTAAAGACTCATATATATCCCAAGCAGTTCCATACTCTCGTATAAGTTGAGCGGCTCTCTTTGGCCCAATACCTGGTATTCCCATAACGTTGTCTCCTTTATCCCCTGTAAGACACTTCATAGAAATGTATTCATGGGGTTTGACCTCGTAATGTTCTTTCCAGTTGTCTAATCGCACTTCTTTTCTTGTAACGTAGGAGAAGCGCCCTACCTTTTCCTGTATCAAGAGATCCCAATCACGGTCACTTGAAATTAACCAAATATACTCTAAGTTGTATTTGTCTTTATGTTTTACCAAGTGTGCTGCTACGTCATCCGCCTCTACTCCCTTATACCGTAATACAGGGTAGTCCTCTGCTAAAATTTCTAGACTTTCTTCAAATTCTTCAAAGAACTCTTGAAATGCTATACGTTCGGCTTCACTTTGCTCGGCTTGCTTATCTTTACGATTCTGCTTATAGTCGGGGCAAATAGCCTTACGATAGGTAGAGGCTCCCCAGTCTGCTGTAATAATAACATTTTTACAGTCATAAGACTTAGCAAGACTTTTTACAGTGCTTTGGTATTCATACCGAAAATCACTGCGCCCTTGGTGTTTCCAACGAAATGCGAGATTTAACGCATCTACGACTAGAGTAGAGTTGGTGTCGTTTATTAGTTTATCTGTAAGATTAAACGCCATATAAAAACTCTACTTTTTCTTCTAATAGCCATGTTTTTCCAAGAAGAACATAGCATCCTAACCATTCCATATACATCCAATGGTCTGTGAATTCTGGAAGAATAGCAGTAACAACAAATACCTCTGACCGGTTGTATTTAAAAAACAATAAAGGCTCCTGGTTGCCGCCTTTTGCTTGTTGCTCTACCTTCTTCCACCATTTAATTAAATTATTACTTCTAGGTGCAGTGAATATTTTGTCTGATAGAGGAGAACTTTCGTAGTTTTTTACCTCTATACAGAATCTATTCTTTGCGTGGGGAACATATAAGTCACCTTTTAAGTATTCAAGAGCGCCCGAAGCAGGCACTCTCTCAAACTGATGACCAGTAGCTTCGCGCAACATATCTCTTACAAGATACTCACCTCTAGCGCCTTTTGCTCTACTATCAACCATCTATATCATTACCCATTAGAAGTTCGCCAAGCATTTCATACTTTTCATGGTATTCAGCACACTTTGCTAACTCTTCTTCGATTGCTGCCATAATATCGGAATGTTCACCGATTCCGACTGGATTTTTCAGATACACTATCACATTCGCTTTGTGATACTTCACCTTCCCCGCTAGATAGCTCATCATGCTGTCTGCTATTATGTTTTTCAAGTTCTTTCTCCTTTATCATTTCGTGGATTTGTCGTCTACGATTACTTTGCATACGTCTTACGTGCCCCATTAGTGCTCCAATTTACTTACATTGCCTGACTTAACTACTTCTATCTTTTCCAGAAGTGGATGAGTCCACCCGTGGCTTACAACATAAGTATTTAAATCTTCTTCTAATAAAACCTCTACTATCTTCTCTCGTCCGCTATCGTCTAATACATTAATAACTTCGTCTAAGAATAGAATATTTATCCTAGATTTAGACAAGCTTGACATAAGACGACGAATTGCTAGAAGAGTAGCAGTATTGACTCTAGCAAGCTCACCTGAAGATAGGGCAAGAATATCAACGACATTCCCACTATCAGTGATTTGCACATTAAGTTTGTCATTTGTAACAATAAACTCAAGAGTAAAGCGACCATCAGATAACTCTCCTAAAAAGTAATTAACAATTTCTTCTAGCTCTTTTACTAGATTTTCTATTTTGTAAGCAAGCAATCCATTAGTGCTAAACGCCTTCTTTAGAACTTCTAAGTTACTTGCAATCTCTTGCTCTCCATCCACTAGCTCATTCAGCTCAAACAACTCTTTTTCAAACTGCTCAGTTTGTTCGAGAATTACTTGGATTCTGGTGTTTCGCTTAGTGATTGCCTCATTTTCTCGTGTGCATCTAACCATCCTGTCTTTTGCAGCCTGTATTCGCTCTTGAATGTCACGAGCCCTGCTTTGAAGCTCGACAGGATCCAGCAGCTGTGATGGTAAGTCTTTGTCAATACTCCGGAACAGATCTTCCCAATCGCGGACAGTTTTTTGAGCAGATGAAAATTGCTCATTGTCTCGTTTAATTTGTAGTATTCTTCGCTCAATTTCATATCTTTTAGCCTCTGCTTCCTCAATTTTTGCAGACTCATCGTTAATTAGACTGCGTTTAAAGGAAGAGTCTATGTCCTGCTCACAGGTAGGACAGTGGTCTCCTAGTTTAGTTAATTTTTCTAAAAGTCTCTTTGACCCCGCTACCGATTGTGAAAGACTACCGCTTTCTGTCTGTAGCGTATCGTAAGATACTTTGCCTTCAATTGAGCACTCTTGAGCTTTACTAATATCTATCTTAGCCAGCATATCTTTATAAGTATTATTCTGAGAAATCTTTTTATTTTTCTCAGAGATATTTTTAATTTCAATCGTAAGGTTAGCGAAGTCCTTTTCGTCTTCTTCCGTCTCAATTAAAATATCAGATAGAGGAAGTATGTTTGTATCACTTAATTTGTTATTCTGTAACCATTTTTCAATCGTTGCTACTTTGGCTTCAATTGAGGTTAAAGTCACAGAAGACTTTCTCGCCTCTTCCTTAAAAAGATCAAATAATCTTACATAGTGCTCTAGGTGTAGTAGTTCAATAAGAAACTTCTTGCGGTTTGTATCTGTCGCAGTAAGAAACTGTAAACTACTATTTGTATTTTGATATACCAACTGAGAGAAGGTTTTAAAGTCGATTCCAATAATATCTTGGAGTGTCTTATATGTATTGGTCGCTGTATGCGAACTAATATCCTCTCCATTCTCCAACAGCTTGAGTTTAATACTAGATTTACGATTGATAATAACGTCATATTTTGTATCATCTTTAGTAAACTCTAGGTGTATATCATACCCATCATTTACATACCTATTAGGTATATCGGCTTTTTTAATGCCTTTTGAGTTTTTGTTGTAGAGTGCCTCTTCTATAATCAAAGGAATAGAAGACTTACCCATGCCATTAGTTCCGAGAACTTGAGTTACTACATTACTCTGTAGGTCCAACTCATTATCCGCTCCGTAACTAAAGCAATTACTCCATTTCAATTTTTGAAGCGTAATCATTAAATATTCCTACTATATCCTGTATTTTTTGGTCAGGTATCTCTAATATATAAGTTAGATACTCCACTAGCTCGTCTGAGACAGACATATCTTTATTCATAACTAGAGTTGCTTCAGAACTTCTCTTTACTACTTTTTTATCTAGTAGTTCACTATTTTTAATAGTTGCTAACTCTTGAATATCACCTTCTATCTCGTAAATAGTGTGGTGATAGTCTGTAGGTATCATTTCACTAGGATCCGATACTGTTTTTCTTATAAGCTGGGGAAGTTCAAAAACATCCCACATCCAAGACCAGTTAGCTGGGTTTATTAATAGGTAGCCGGTGCTGACCTCATTTCGATGAAACGAAGTTGTCATAGGGCTTCCTGGGTATACAATATTTCGTTGAGTATTACTGTGTGCGTGGAGGTCGCCTGCAAAGACAACGGGAAAATCCTCAAATAAGTCTAAGTCCACCTCTGGCTTGACATGGGGAGGTATTTCACCACGAACGTGAGTAAACAACGGCATACTAATATCAAAATGGTCAATAGAGCCTTTACGGTGTAAATCCGCATAAGGCAGAATACCAAATCCCATGTCTTTGTCAATATATGATATATCTACTATTTGCACAAGAGGGTTAATGTCTCTTGATACTTGCTTTAGTTGTGTAAAGAAAGTTTTGTTTTTCTTTGTTGCTTCATGATTACCGTCATAGATGATGGTTGGAATCTGTACCTTTCGAATAAACGAAAAGTACAGTTCCAATTCTTCCATGTTCGGCAGACGGTCAAAAAGGTCGCCACCTATGATGTGCATGTTGCACTGTTTTTCGAGAGAGTGTATCTGCTCAAAGAATAGGCGGTAGCGATTTAATGCCCACTCTCGTGGGACATTCTTTTGACCTAGCTTTATATGCCAGTCTGCCGTAAATAAAATCATCCGATGTTGAACTCATCTTCCAAAGACTCATCAATATCGCCCGCTGCATCTTGACGAATCTCATCGAGAAGAGTCTTTTGTGCGTCGGGGGTAGGACGGGGCATAATATCGTCCATAGATTTCAAGTCTGCAATTGCTGCCATCTCGCTCTCATTGAGGGCTCGGTGCTTGCACTTTAATACCTGTAGCTGATACTCCACATTATAAGGTAGAGGTCCAGTCTTTACACGCTTGAACTTAATGTCCCAGCCTGTCTCTGGGTCTGTAGGATCACCCAGGTCTTCCGCAGCAGTAAGAATTGCTTCGAACAACTTCTTCTTGAGATTAACGATTTTTACTTCGCCATTGTCGATGCACTGCATTGCATAGCTCCAACCACACTTGAGGTCGGGGTAATACTCACGAATCCAATCTTTTTCAAGATTATTGAAACGCTCTTCATTACGGTCAAACGAAAGACACTCAAAAGGAATGTTCTTACCGTTCTTACCTTCTAGCCAGTAAACGTATCGTGCTAAAACGTCCCCTACTAAACGAATTTCGTTGTCTCCATCGCGATATGCGTATGATGTAATTGATGACTTCTTTGCGCCACCTGCTGCTTTGTTAAATGATAGTGCCATTAGTGTATATTCTCCGGTATGACTTCTTCATAAAGAAAGTAAAGATTGTTATCCTCGTCGATATGAAGTAGGCTGTTGTCTTTAAAAAGGTCTGTATCTATCTCACAAGTGTCAAGATTCAGTGCGGTTTTCCCAGTTGCATAATAGTCCGATAACGGACGTAAAGCAGCTAACGCGATATACTGGGCTATATCACGGAAGCTGTGTTTATATGAATGGTATAAGAGGATATCTGGATGCAGTAGAAAACATTCTCCAGTAAAGTCAGTATTAATATATTCGTATATTTTATCGTATTTGTTACGAGGTATACTTTTATTTACCAACATTTTAATGATAAGATACATGGCCGTAGGACTTCCTTTCGACACATCGAATATCTTATTCCAATCATATAATAGCATATTATACTCTCATTTTAAGCTTTTGTCAAGAACTAAATTTCTACGCTTCATAGCTGTTGAATGGAGTAACCTTGTTTCATATAGTACCCCATTCTGTTTGAAGCCTGTCTTTGGGCTGTTTTACCTTTTAGATGTATATCAATTATTACAGGGTCGCGTTTATTATCATGTTTACGAACAACCCTACCGATGAGCTGTGTGAGAAGAGGCTCATTATTGATAGGAGTGGCAAGAATAAGACAGCTAAGGGTGTTAACTGAGATACCTTCGCTAAAAATTGCTTGAGTTCCATAAAGTATGTTTTTATCCCCGTGTAATATTTCATTTATTAGTGTTTCCCTGTCTTCATGCGCTACCTCACCCGTAACACATATAGAATTCTCACCAGTCAGTTCGGCGCAGCTCTTTAAAAAAGAGACTCGGTCTGATACAACGAGTACTCGATGACCTTTCGCGGCATATGCGGAAGCCAACATTGCTACAGAGTGGCGATATTCGTCATTATACGCAATTGCATTGACTCGCTTCGCCCAAGGTATGTTTGCACCGTCTGGAAAACGTACTTCTGACCGAAAAATGTGAATACTCGGCGTTAAAAAGTTTTCTTTTGGTGGTTTAAAGATGTTCGGGCTAAAGTAGTCTCGAAAAACCACGT